ATTTTATTAGAGATCATTTTGGTGGCACGCTCGCACCACCCTACAATGACCCTGGTAGCCCCACGCTCAAGTACGCTGGATTGACCCTGTTACCATTTGATCTTTAACGTTTCGGGCTTTGCCCATAATAATGTACCTATATTCGGAGAGACGTCCCGCTCTTCGTCTCCTTTCAACCTGTGGACTCAACATCCACAGGTGGACGCTTGTTACACTCTCGCCGTAAGTGCTTTGTGCCCCGCGCTACATTTCTCAAACTAATAGACTTACAGGTCCTGTTTAAAACGTATATAGACGGCCAGTAAACTGTAAGTGCGTAACCAGGATTCCGACCCTGGATTAGTCCCTCAGTATGTAGATGCACCGCCGTTATAGCCGATAGAGAGTTCAATACAACATGCATAGTTTCCCATTTGTTTTCAAGGATCGTGTTGCTAGGCGCACTGAAGTCTCAGAAGTTCTGAGTATGGTGCGTCAGGATTTGCCAGAAGGATATTCTTATTCTATAACTGGCGCTTACGTCGCTCCCGCTTTCCGAGTAGGTGGCAGACGTTACAAGTCCTTTGTTCCCATTTATAGACATATCTCCAATGGTAATCAGCTTATGGATTCTCAACTGCCTTTCTCTCCTCTTCGCACTACCAAAACTCCAGCTGTTTTCAGGCATTACAATCAGACTGTCTCAATGCCTAAGTCTGATTGGTATGTTTCTGATTCTAATGCAGAGATAGATTCATGGTGTGAGAATAACACTTTGTATGCCACTTATCTTCCAGCTCAATGTAGTAAGTGTTATGCATTTACCACCTGCTTTATGTCCAAGGTTACATCTCATGATGTGCTGTGTGATTCATGCATAGTGGAGAAGAAGAATCATTGTGAGTACCCTTACATGTTCCCAGAAACCCATATTGGTGCCATTCCAAACACTTGTCTTGTTTATACTGGATATGCAGATGTGTTTAGATGTGAAAGATGTGACATCTTGATTGGTGCCTGGAAGGAAGGGGATGACCCTATTGCCATTCACAACAATGAGTGGGGATCAGCATGTCCCAGTTGTATAGATGAGGAACAGTATTGTTGTATTGATAGGTGCTTTGTGGTTTCAGAATTCTTGTCAGAACCATGTCCCTGCTGTTTGTCAGAGAAGTTTTGTGTAGCCAATTGCAAGAAGTTCATTCAGCGAAAGAATCTAGCATTTGCTGTGGCTAAGCCACTCAAGTTTCTTCGGGAATTGGTGAGCACTAAGACGCTCCCGAATTTCACCGTCAAGGATGTGCGCATCAATGGGATTGTTACTAGCTATATAACTTGCAATGGTGTTACAGTTGGAGATTCTGGAATGACCAGACGAACCGCTCGTAACAATGCTGCTAGAAGATTTCTCTGTGTTGCTGATGTGTTTCCAACAACACATATGTTTAAATCTATTACCACTTTGCCAGATAGATCTAGCGAGACCATTGAACTCGCAAACTCAACACTCAATCATGTCCATGAGGTTCTAGATAAGCATGACGAAGGGATTACACGCCTACGTGAAAATTTCGAAGTCAAGGTTGGACATGTCTCTAGGCAAGTAAATGAACTCTTGCCTAAGGTAAACAACGTAGTTGATAGTGCTACAGAGACTTTGGATTCATTTAAGAGTATTTTGGCTAAGATAAATAACTGGCTACCTTCCTTGTCTGTGGATACTACAGCTATGATTAAGGATGTATTTGTTTCATTGTTTTTTGCTTTGACTACTAGGTCTATTACCCCTCTGGTTCAAGGTTTCACCTCTTTTGCTTTGCGCACTAGTGTATTCTCTGGCTTGGTTACGACTTTGTCAACTTGGCTAGGTTCTCTTAAATTTGACACACCCTTTACTGAGGATGAACGACCCCAGACACATGGATGTGAGCTTCCAGGTTTTGAAAGAGTTAAGGAACAATTAGCAGCTGTGTATGACTCATTTGGTACTGGTTTATGTATTGCACTCTCAGGTGTCTTGTCATTCATCGCTATTTTGTGCTATGGAGTTACTGATTTTTCGAATGCTTCATTCAATAAGTTGCTCACTCAGTCTTCACTTGTTGGGAGAGCTTTAACTGGGGTGAGGAGTTTTAAAGATGTGTTTTTTGGTATTTGGGAGTATGCAGACAACATGGTGTGCAAATTGTTGTATAATCAAGACAGGAAGTCCCTGGACCTATCCAAGAATTATCCCAACCTTTCCTCAGTTCTCGCTGTGTTCAAATATTTCAAAGAAGATTTGAATTCCTCCAAATTGCTTGGGTGCAATTCCTCAGCATGTGAACTTCTAGTGAAGGCTGATAATCTGTATCAGGGGTATTTGGATAAGTCATTAACTTTGGGTCATCGTGAAATTGCAGCCAGGTTGAAGGAAGCTCGACGTGCTGTTAAAGCCCACATTGATAAAGCTCAGCTTTATCTTTCATGTGGGGACGGATATAGAGTGCCGCCGTTAATAATTTTCTTGTACGGTGGCGCTGGTTGTGGTAAAACAGAATTGTCTGAAATCATGCAAAAGCAATTGGCCCAGCAGTATTATCCAACTCTGAATGCCAAGGATGTCATCTATTCACGTAAAGCAGAGAATGAATTTTGGGATGGTGTCAAAGATTCAAGTAAAATTATAGTATATGATGATGCTTTACAGATTGTGGATTCTGCTACCAAGCCAAATCCAGAGATATTTGAATTCATACGTTTGAATAATAGTGATTCTTTTCAAGTTCACATGTCAAGTGTTGATGACAAAGCATGTACTTTTGTGTCGCCATCTTTCGTCATTGCTTCATCTAATGTTGATCCTCATCAGTATCGTCCCCGATCTATACATAGTCAAGATGCATTTTACAGGCGTATGGATCTTAGGGTTAGAGTGGACGTTGCTGATGAGTACGCTAGGACAGTTGTGCGCCATGATAATCGGCGTCGCGTACCAGACGAGAGAAAGATTTGGCTCAAACAGAATCCTGATAAGACTCAGGCTGATTTGCTTGCAGCTGTAAGAGATGGTACTTACCAATTGGTGATGGACACTGATATTTATCAACTACATGTTCAATATACACTGGCCGGACGCGATGAGGTTAAAGTTTGTAACTACGAGGAATTTATGGAACTCGTGACCAAGCTTAGGGGCCTTAGGGTGTCTGCACATAAAGATAAAGAGGTTCAAGATGTACCTGCCTTGCCTGAGAGTCTTGATACACTCTCAAATTCCCTCAAGTGTCATGTAGGCTGTGCATTCAGGATTCAGACTGATTGGTTAGGTTATCATGACAACGCCGATGAGGCCTGTGAGCACTTGTATAAAGAACTGGAGATCGATTTTGTGCCTGGCACCGAGGGCCTATATTTCATGCCTAAGGAGGTTGTCGACCAGTGCCTGTGGAACAAGTACGAGGATAAAGATTTTGATGTTGGAGCATTTTTTAGCGAATGGCTAGAGTCTAGGCCTGATGAGCAATTTCAAGATTGTTTAGAGTACTTTGAGTCTTCGAGGTCAAAATCCACCGTTTGGGATAAATGTAAGGAGTATGCTGCCAATGTGGTGGAGTCCCTTAGGAGTGTAATGTCTAGAGTTAAGGACTTTGTGGTGTCCCATTGGGCCTCTATTTCTATGGTGATTGGAGCTGCTCTTCTTATCGGTGGTGGTACTGCATACTTATGCTCTAGTTATTGTAGAGTTCAGCGGGTGTTGACTAATGGTGGTACTATTATGACTTTGATTGGAACACTGTTATGTACAGTTGGGTGTGACTTTTGTTCTAGACTTAAGAAGGGAAACTTGGTCATGAAAACCAGAAGTGTGAGTGATGGTATGATTACTTTAGTTCCTGGAGACGTCCGTCGCGTCGTGCACCATTATGTCACAACAGCCACTGCGTGTAAGATTCCAATACATTTTTCTATAACCCAGTCTCTGTGTGATGAGTCTTTTGTTAAAATAAATAATACTGAGGACACCTTTTGTGTTCTGGAGTCTCACCAGGACGCTAAAGTAAAACAGGTCAATGTAGAGTCTCATCAAGATGTAAAGCCTAAGGTGGTTAATGTGGAGTCTCACCAAGACACTAGAGCTAAAATTGTCACTGTGGAATCCCACCAGGATGTTAAACCCAGGGTAGTGACTGTTGAATCTCACCAAGATATAAAGCCTAAGGTGTCAAGTGTTGAGTCTCACCAGGATTTGAAACCCAGAATTGTGTGTGTGGAATCACATCAAGATGTGAGCCCCAAGAAAGTGGTGGTTGAGTCCCATCAGGACTTCAAACCGCGAAGCGTTAATGTTGCTGATGTTTCCACACCTCATGTCGAAGGCAATACATTATCAGATTATGCTGTTCAGTGGACGAATTTGATGGTTGAGTCTTCATGTGATAATAATGCCATGGATGTGGCCAACAAATTGCTATCAAAGAATTTTGTTAGGCTATACAAACCAGGGGCAAGGCTGTTTACTCATGGGCTTTTCATTAAAGGACGTACTATTCTTATGCCTAAACATCTATTTGATGAGCTTGAGGGAAGTGTTGAGGTTGTTGCCATGGCAGATAGGAGTTTCACTCGTGTCCCTGTGTCCATAGTGTCATGGAAGCATATATCGCGAGGTGGAATTGATGTAGACATTGTCATGTGTGAATTGGGAGCGAGTACACCTGCTCGTAGAGATATTACTTCTTATTTTCCTACTAAAAATGAACTGTCTAGTCTCAGTGGGTTGATGGCCCATGGGGACCTTAGAGTTTACACATCTGCCCTTTTTGGTAAAGATAATGTCTTGATCCCTAAGGACTCACAGGCTACCTTTGTCACTTGTGTGGATCATATTGAGTCACACAACCCTGAGAGAAAGTCCTATTATGTTCGTAAGGGTTTCGAGGCGCGAGGTAATTCCACAAAGGGTGATTGTTGTTCCCCTTATATTCTGTTCAACCCTGCCTCCAGAGCAAAGATAGTTGGATTGCACTGTGCTGGCTTTGACAACACTTCTAGAGTGTTTGCTCAGACCATTACTGTGGAAGACTTCAATCTTGTTGCTACGTCACACTGCGGGGTGGTCACAACAGAGTATCCCCCAACTACTTTCTCTGTTCCTCCTTTGCCTAATACACTTCCTATTGGTAAAGTGAAGTCTGCTCCAAATCCTACAAAGTCTGCAATTATACCTAGCCCTATCCATGGTTGTTTTCCTGTCCTTACAGCCCCAGCTGCATTACATAGCGCAGATGAAGATTTGTTGGTAAAGAATGCGCTTAAAGTCACAAAGAATGTGGTCTTGCTAGAGGAAGATTTGCTTGACATATGTGTGCATAATGTGAAGCAAGTGTTAAATGCCCCTGGAGTGTCAGACGTTGAGAAGCGTGTTTTGACTCATGAGGAGTCAATTACAGGATTGGCTGGTCATGATTATATGAATGCGCTTAACCGGACTACTTCGGCTGGTTTCCCATATTGTTTACGGAAAAAGAAAGGTAAAGTAGGTAAACAAACATGGTTAGGCAGTGAGGAATTTGTTGTGGACAACCCAGATCTGAAAGAACATGTTGAGAAAATTATACTTAAGGCTAAATCAGGTATTGTTGATGTAGAGTTGGGTATTTTCTCAGCCACTATGAAAGATGAGAGGCGGCCTCTGGAAAAAGTTCGTATGAAGAAGACCCGAGTTTTCGCAGCTTCCAATCAAGGTTTAGCTTTGGCTCAGAGACGGTATTTCTTGGCATTTCTTGAACATGTTATGAAAAACAGAGTAGATAATGAGATTGGTTTGGGAGTAAATGTGTACTCTTATGATTGGACTCGAATAGTCAATCGTCTACGGAAAGTGGGTTTCAAAATTATTGCAGGAGACTTTTCCAATTTTGATGGCTCTCTTAATTCTCAGATCTTGTCTCGCATTGCAGAGATTGTTACTGATTGGTATGATGATGATCAGGAGAATGGTTTGATTCGTCACACACTGCTGGAATATCTATTCAATGCTACTTGGCTTATGAATGGACAAGTCTTCCAGCTGAACCATTCTCAACCCTCTGGTAATCCTCTGACTACTTTAATTAATTGTATGTATAACATGATTATTTTTAGGTATGTTTATTTACTTGCTCAGCGAGACATGGGATTCCCTGAGTCTCTTTCTGGATATTGCATGAATGTTTCCAGTGTGTTTTACGGTGATGATTCATTGTGTTGTGTTTCTGACAAGGTGTGTGAATGGTTTAATCAGCATAGTATAACTAAGTTTATGGCAGTAACAGGTCATGAATATACTGATGAAACCAAGAGTGGTTCTCCTCCTCCTTATCGCTCTTTGTCTGAGGTTACGTTTCTCAAGCGTGAATTTGTTCTTCGTGATTCTTTTTGGGTGGCCCCTCTTTCTAAGGTCACCATTGAGGATATGTGCATGTGGAGCCGGAAAAATATTGATCCCCAGGAGGCTTTGCGACAAACGACTCGCATTGCTAGTTTCGAGGCCTCTTTGCATGGAGATGAATACTTGAAGGCTTTTGGTGAGGTCGTTCGGCGAGCATGTCGAGCGGCTGGGTATCGAGAAGCCATTTTGCATCCTGCTGAGTGTAAGAGCTTTCTCTTAACTCAACAGGGTAGAAGTGGCGCCATGGATTCCGACTTTCTTAGTGAACTGTTGGATATGTAAATTTGTTCTGTGTCTGGTTACCCATCATTGCTAATTACGCTCCAGATGACTGTGCAGTGTACGGCTTTCACAGGACGGCTTGCTTTTTAGCGTACGTGTGCCACAGGCAGCCCCGAAAACACGCATCAGGAGACCTTTCCAGCTATCTTGGGCAAGATCAGCAGCTGCGCATTTTGTGTGTAGTGGAGAGTTTTAATTGCCTGCTCCCATACAAAATCAAACTTCAAATAATCAAACAAATGACATTTCCAGCTCTGGAGGTGTCATGGCAGATTCGTCTGTCATTACTTTCGAGGGGAATACAATGCAACTTAATGACATGCCCCATACCGACCAGAATGTTTTCCTTTCGAGGAACACCACTGACAATCTTTTCGAAGTTCAAGACCAAGCGCTGATAGAATCACTCTCTCGAGATATTCTGTTAGCAAATGGTGAATGGACAACTGATGATGCTGAAATTTCTGAGACTCTCACTTTGGCCCAGCTTCAGTTGGAGTATAACCAGCCCAGCCTTGAAACCATCAGTCTGCCTGATGACATAGTGCGTGGATCTACTTTTATAGCTTCAAAATTGGCTAATATTGCTTATATGAGATGCGATTATGAGATCACCGTACGTATGCAGGCCACCCCTTTTCTACAGGGGGTTGTTTGGCTATGGAACAAGATGAATGCTGAGCAAACGTCTGTCATTAGGCGTACTCTCACTGAACACTTGCGTTCCATCACTTCCTTCCCTGGAAACGAATTGAATTTGCAGTCTGAATCTCGTGCTATTTCATTGTCAGTTCCCTATACTAGTGAATTCGAAGTTTTCAATCCCAGAAATCAGAATAATCTCAATTCAATTCGTCTTTCTGTTCTATCGAAGCTAGCTGGTCCGGAAACTAATGTTAAAGTTTCTTATTCCATTTTTGGAAGACTTAAAAACATTAAATTGTATGGTCACGCTCCTTCTGTTCCTTCTGCCAATTACCCTCAGACTGAAGCCGGTACAGATGAAGAATCTTCCGCTAAAGGCATAGTGTCACAGGTCGCTGATACTGTCGGTTCAGTAGCCAACGTTGTTGACGGTCTTGGCGTTCCCATCCTATCTACAATTGCGAAGCCCGTCACTTGGGTTTCTAACGTTGTTGGGAACGTTGCTTCTATGTTTGGGTTTTCTAAAGATCGTGACCTCACCAAGGTTACCACTTATGAGAACCTTCCGGCAAAAGGGTTTACTCACGGCATTGGCATTGATAATTCTGTTCCTCTTTCTCTATTTCCTAATAATGCCATTAATCCAACTTTGGCTCTTCCTGAAAATTTAGATGAGATGTCAATTGAGTACCTTGCCCAGAGACCTTATGTGCTCAAGCGATATAATATTAAGGGCGGAGATACGCCTTCACCAGCTAAGACTGTAGTTGCAGATATTCCCATTAGCCCTGTTAACTATTCCTTATATGGTGCAATTCTCAGCAATTATCGCACTATTTTCGGCGCACCCATTTCTCTTGCTACAGCTTTGTCTAATTGGTGGAGAGGTCAGATCAAAATGAACATTCGCTTTGCCAAAACTCAATTTCATCAGTGCCGTCTTCTAGTACAGTACCTTCCTTATAGTGATGGTGTAGAGCCTCTAGAGAATGTTCTTTCTACAGTTATCGATGTTTCTTCTGTCGATGAGAAGGGTATTGATATTTCATTCCCAAGTGTGTATAAGAACAAGTGGATGCGTGTTTATGATCCCGCGACTGCAGGTTATACTGCTGGATGTGCACCAGGACGCATTGTTATCTCTATTCTTAACCCCTTAATTTCAGCTTCTACAGTGGCTGAAGACATCACAATGTATCCGTGGATTACGTGGGAAGGATTGGAGACAGCAGAGCTTGGCACTCTTGCTAAAGCTGCTATTGGTTTTGACTATCCTCCATCTCTTCCTGCTGAGCCACTATACTCATCGGAACGTCTTCCTCCCACAGGTTCTATCTTTACTCTTTTGCAAGATACTAATGTGTCTGTTGGTGCCGCTTTTGATGTAACTAGTCTTAAATTTACTAACACAACTACAGGTGATTCTGTCACCCTGGTGGATACTGATCTTGGAGCTCCACCGTTTATAAGTCAGATCAGAAGCGGCTTTCTTCCTCAGGGAGAATACCGAGTTGATTATGCTTCACCATCTTTTGTTTCTGTAATCACTGATAGACCGATTGTTTCTGATCCTGTTGGTCCAGGGTACTATGTGTCTGACTTCTTCGCAAATGATGCAACTTTCTCAGTCCCTGAAACGACTCGCGTGTCTATTGGCACCATAGGTGTAGTTACGTCTTCTTCATGCACAGTACAAGTCACTGGATCTGCTGCGACCTCCAATATCTTGACACTCAGTGCCAGTGGGTTTGATGTGCCAACACTCGTAGAGCTGCCTGCTGGAACATATACGGTTAGGCTTACTAACACTGTTTCGGCTAATATAGTGTCCAATAAGCCCCTTACGGTGCCTAATTCTTTGATGGCACCAGCTACACATGGGGGTTTGGATTATTCGGTTGGAGATGAATCGAATATGCTATCTACCATGGGAGAACAGTATCGTTCCCTCAGGATGTTTACTCGGCGTTTTAGTCCTGTGGACATTCTGAAAGGAAAGAATGTTACATTGCCGGGAATTAATTTGGGCACTGACAATTCTTTGCGTCAGAGCCTACTCAATGTGATTTCTTATATGTATCGTTTTACTCATGGTAGTATTGCTTACAAAATTGTCCCTCAGACAAAAGGTGATCTGCTAATCACAACCGCCAGTGATGACACGTTGGAACTTAATCCTAATGCTAATCGCTTTGACACTAACCGAGCCCTTCATTATATTAATACTAATCTTAATCCTATTGCTCAAGTAGTGTTGCCTTTTTACAGCCCAGCTGAAAATCTTGTAATTGATTCTGGATCTTTTCCTCAGCTGAGCGATCTTTCTATCGCTAACCTTGCCGGCGATGAGAACACTTATTTCATTCTCGCAGGCGCTGGCGATGACCATACTTTTTCGCAGCTTGCTGGGTGCCCTGCTTTTACCTTTGGGCCCAGTAGATCTGCTTGATAAATCCCTCCTGGAGAGGGTCTACTCTCTGAGTAGATGACCCGTCGCAAGACGCATGGGTTGAGTCTCATGACTTTTGTCAGTCGTGAAGTGTAAGTCTCAACAGTTTTCCCTAACCACGCGTCGCGCGGCAGGGTTTTTACTCTGAGAGACTTGCTCCTACCCATTTAGGTCACTTGACAGTAGTTGTCCGGCTACCTAGTGGGTGTGCCTTGCTTTAATTAGCTGTGCACACGAGCAAATTTTGCTAGCTTACCTTAATTGGTTGGC